AGGACTTACATTATGTAACAACTTTGTTAGTTTACGTCTTAAAAACGTATATAATGATATACAAAATGTAAGAAAACTGTAAATATAATAGTTAATCACTTTCATTTCTTATACTTGTTACTTGTTACTTGTACTTGCCTTAATTTTAAATCAAAATTAGAGTTTAAAATCAATTTAACTTAATAATCAATATGAATTTTGATCAGTTCTTAAAAAAAGAAAATGTCAGTTTACATGTTAAACAACTCAATCCACCAAAAAAACTACCAATCTCAGTAGAAGTAAAAGATGATAAGAAAGGAAAAAATAAACAAAAGCGTTTCTTTGATGAAAATGTAGAAAAAGACCTGGAAGACGTGGACCAGGACCACGCTTTTTTTAACCCTAATGAATTTATACTAAAAAGAGGGCATTTTGTCACTATTAGGCGAGTTCCTCGTAAAGAAGGAGAAACACACGCGCGAGTATGTGATATGTATGCAGGTTACTTTGCAGAGATTACAGAGATAAAACGAGACATTGCTACTGTCAGATTAGAAGCTACAAACAACTATTTAAAAATACGTATTCCTATCGAATGTTTAATTAAACGTGATAATTAAGTTTTTTTATTTCTTGATTTATGTTAATATGAAGATCAAGCTACCAGAAAATATAGACTACAACCAGTATAATAGTGCATCAGGAATGGCAACCTCCAAGTGGGGAAGTGCTGCTTGGAACTTTTTATTTACAAGCATAATGGGAAGATATCCCTTTAAAGTTGATTTTCATTCAGCTGAAGATGTTAATGTAGTGAATGTATTTGCAAAAATGCTAATTGGATTAAAAGATTTTACGCCTTGTATTTTCTGTCGCAAATCATTTGAAAACTTTATTCAAGAATTACCAATTGAACCTTATTTAGTTGGTAGAATAGAACTGATGTATTGGCTTTATTTAATGAAAGATAAAGTAAATACTAAGCTTGAGAAACAAGAGAAAAAATGTTACACTGATGAAAAAAAAAGATTAAAAGGGTTGTATTATCACGGAGATATAACTGCTGATGAATACTATAACTTCATTCAGAAATTTAAAAAAGAAACATTCATTACGAAACCAACACCGCCATTTAAAGAAGTCTTAGATTATTATGAAAATATAAGGGCAGTTTGTTCTGAAAAAGCCATGAGATGTGTTATCAAACCCAATGGTGATTCTCTTTAATCAAACCAGATAACTTATAGAAATTAGTTTGACCTCCAAAAAGTTTTGAAACATGAATTAATCTTATACATTCTGACGCTATTTGTTTTTCTTCTTTTGTTAAAGTTTGAGTTTTGTAAAGTTGTGAATATATTGTTCCAGGAGTTAATTTGTATTTATCATAAAATTCCTTACAAGCCCTTAAACCCCATTCTTTAGTATCTTGTATTTCTTGTTTTTGCCTCTCTTTCATTAAATTCAATATACCTGCCCTTTCGCATAATTTACGGTGACCTCCTACAAATCGTGCTCGATTTGCTGTTTTTACAGCTACCGTGTACACCTCATTTTCTTCTTTTGATCTATTTTTCTTGTGCAAACTTTTTACCAATGCTCCTGGTGTTTTACCTGTAAGTTGAAAAAGTTTCAAAGTATCTATAATAGCTTCTTTTCCAGCATTATCTTTTCTTGACATATTCAACAGCTTTCTAACTTTCACCATACCACCTAACATAGTTATATGCCAAATAAAACAACTGAAACTAAATGGTTCCCAATCAAAAACTTTTCTGTTCTTATACACTTGTATTCTTCTGAACCAGTCTATCGATGGCATCTTAAAATCTAAATACTTGCCATATGTATCCCATAGTTTTAAGAAACTATTCAGAACAGAAAAATGAGTAGACAGTATTTGAGGGTATATTTTATGTTTAATATTAATATCTTTAATTCCTATGTAAGGTTTAAAAATTTCAATTAAAACTTTTTCGTTATATGAAGCCTTGTAATCAATACCAAGGAATTGTTTGTATTTATTAAATGTTTCCTTTAGGTTTCTTGTTTTTGTGTAGTTATCATCATTATATCGAATCCCACCACCCCATATTTCAATATCTATAGATTTCCCTGTAAAATCCCCAACCTCTCCAATTATATGCATGTCAAATTGTGCTTTTTTAAGACCGCTATATTCTTCAAATTCTTTTGGATATAACTCTCCTACCTTTACACTTACACCTCTACATATCAAAAAGTTTGCAATCGAACATTCCGGAAACGATCGCCAACATTGCCCATCATAAGAAACTAATCTTAAGTTATCTGAAACTCCTAATTTCTCTCTTATCTCCGGTAAACTCAATCCTAACTTTACTCCTTTAGAATGTAAATAAGAATAACCATTAGAATTAAGCCACCCTGAACTTGGAATTCCACCGCATAGTTCTACAATTTTAGAGTATTCTTTTAAAATATCTTCCATTTTATAAGTTTTATCTTTACTTTATATTTCATTTATTTTAAACAAATGACGAAAAAAAACGATTGAAAGGATTGTTTTATCACGGTGATATAACAGAAGCCGAGTATTATGCTCAAATAAGTGAATTTAGGAAAACTACATTCATAACTGTCCCAACACCACCATTTAAAGAAGTCCTAGATTATTATGAAAATATTAGAGCCGTTTGTTCTCAAAAAAGCTTAAGTTGTGTATTACCTAAAAAGTAAATCATACTTCAATTTCATTTAATGAGTATTTATGTTTGGTTGTTTCAAGTTTATTTAGTTCGATCGCTTTTTCATTATATGCTTTTGCTGCATCTATCTCGTGTTTAAAAGTTCCACAATCGATTCTTTTACCGTTATATTTAATATAAGCTCTAAACTTATTAGAATCATTTCTTACACTCACACCTATAAATCGGCTATATTTTTTTAATTTTTTCATATCTATTTCAAGGATGTGATTTTTTTCAATTGTAATAAAATTTAGAATTTCGTTAAGTTTATATTTTGTACCAAGATGGTTATTGAAATATAAAGCTTGTTCATTGAATATTTTCGCACATTCTAGATCATCCACATTCTTATATAATTTATAAGTTTTTTTCTTATACTGAATACTAGCTTCAAAGATTTGTTTTGATTTTATGAAATAAACACCAGAAAAGTTAGAAGATTTGTTTTCCAATTTTTTCATTACGTTTTCTTCGGGGATATTTCTTGGATTTGGTACATAATTGTCTATATCATTTAAGGTATAATTGAGATTGCATTCGTTATTAATATAAGTTGCAAAGTCGTTGTAAGTTATAGCAGCCTCTATTTCTGTGTCATAATAACCTAAAAAAATAGTTTCATAATCTTTTGTTAGTCTACATATCCATTTATCGTTTGGTGTCCAAGAAACACCTAAATAATCACTTACTTTATCGTTTGATTTAAACTTTCTGTTTGTGATATTCTTAGGCTTCATTTCGATATATTCATTTTTAATTTCTTGAAGATTATTTGGAAACTCTCCTGCATACATTTTGAATTCATCATAGTTTTTAAAATTATATTTGTCTACATACACAATCACATCTTTTATTGTATTAATAGCATAGATCAGTTCTAAATCATTAATGAAATAAAACCATTCATTACGTTTCTTAATACGAAATGGTTCCAATAATACATGGACGATTTTTTCAGTGCTTTTCATATTACTTGTTTTGAAAACTGAAAATATTTCTAAAGTTTTTTGGCTTGAACTTGTATTCAATGTTATCAAACGCGTTTGAGGATTTTCACCTAGACCAATTTTGTAAGACCCACTCGAGTTATTATCTTTGATCAAATAAACATATCCAGGTTTTGGGAAAAACCCTTCTGTTTCAGGTTTATTTTCTAGCTGTTCAATTAGTTTTTCTTTTACTTCTAATTGCAATCTCAATTCCCGACTTTCTTCATTCATCGTCTCTTGAAGTAATTCTTCTAGTTTTATGTAATAGTCGTGTATCTCATCAGCTTTCTTTGTTCCAGCTTTTAAACAAAACTTTTTGAATGCGTTTACTGTCATTAGGATCTTCAATTCCTTTCTACCACGTGTTTCTATATTCTTTTTATTTTCCACAGGTTGGTGGAGAATAGTTTCATCTGTTCCTGTTCCACAAGTTGGTGGAGCAGCTTTTTCAATCTTATAATCAACATCTATTGTAAAGTTCTTTTCAAGAACTCTTTTCGCAGGATCTATACGAGCAAATCCACACCATTTCCAGACATTGTCTAAACTAATAACAAAATCTTTTTTTAAATCGTGATTAAGATAACAATAGAAACTTGCAACAAACAATTGTTGTTGGTTATCTGTGAATGATTCTTCTATTTTAGTAAGTAGTTTTGTTTGATAGTCTTTTGAAAGTATACTAATTGGACTATTATTAATAAGTGATATTATATCGAGTCTTGTTGGATTTTGCATTTCTGTTATTATTTAATAATTGGTTATCTTTAAATAATTTTTTGTCAATAATTACAAATTTGTCAGGTATTAACTCAGCTGCCTAACTCCATAAATCTTCTGCCTGATCCGGCTGGTTGTTCATAAGAAGAGTTGAGGAAGGGTCCTACTTCTTGTTTTGGAATTGGTGGGGCAGAACGAAGGTCTAAGTAGGCGATCTTATTACTTTGGACGACTGTGTTAATGCCCATGTGATACCCTGCTTGAAGGAAATTTTGTTCCTGTAAAAGTTTAGATACGGGGTTTTCTTCTGTGAAAGCATTAGCTTGGTCGTAATTTGGCAAAAGATCGGCGGTGGTTAGCTGAGTTTGCCCGGCTACAATGGAGTCGATTTGTTGTTGTTGTTGTTGTTGACCTTGAACAGGGGCGTGAGTAGTTTCAGAAGAAGTTCCTTGTGCTAAAGTCATTTGAACAGGGGCGACAGCTGCTACTTTAACGGGGGTAGCAGGGGTAGTGTTGTCCAAATTTTCCTTATAGTAAAATCGCATAAAGATGTATACTCCGACCAAGATGAGTAATATCTTGACCATGTCGTTTTTTTGAACATATCCGATTAGATCCATTGTGTTTTAGTATATGATAATAAAATAAAAAAAAAAATATTGGAATTAATTGTTTAATTAAAAGTTTAAAAGTTCAAATAAAAAATGAAAATGTATTTATGAATAAATAAATAAATTCATTAAAAGAAAAACAAATTACAGTTCGTAAAATGAACTATTCAGACACTTCAAGCGATTATTCAGATTCCGACGAACTCTCTTCAATTGATAACTTTTTAGAGAGTGAAACTGACAATATGATTAATCTCTTTCACGATTTAAAATCACGGTTTCCATATTTCCTTGGTGATCGTTCAGAAATCTTCATACAATTCATCATTGAAAACATTTTTGAGCACTATGATAATAACGAGACTGTTGACTACAAATTCATTAATGAAAACTATCAAGAAATTAATATTACATTAAACGTTGTCAACAGATATCTTGTTACTAGAAAATGGACAAAAAAAAATAGACCATTGACATATTCTATCACGGAATCAAATTGGCTTAAATTCTGTTATATTCACACTATTTAAAAATTGAAAGAATATTATTATATCAAAGGAAAGAAATGCAACTAAACAGACGTTCAGGTCAAACACTAATACGAAATAATCGTTTGCGAGCAGAGCAGAGCAAAGATGGAAAGCAGCATGTATTATACAATCGTGGTTGAGAAATCATCTACTTAATACATCTACCATTTTTATCAGTTCTTTGTTTTTTTGGAATTCCATGTAGGCTATTGATAGCCATAAGATATGTATCACATAGATCGTCTTGTTTATTGTGAGATATCAAAAATGACAACCATTTATCTTTTTGTTCTTTAGAAAATCTGTTCTCAAGAAACCATTCAGAATACTTTATACTGAGCCATTTTCGCTTAGCATAAGCTCCTTTTAACTTACAAAATATTTCAGGGCCAGTATACGCAAGTAGTTTATGAGATGCTCTAACAAACCTAATCGTGCATTTCGTATGTCGCATCAGTTCAACTAGTTTACCATATATAATATGTGATGTAAATTTCATCTTTTGGTTAATTTTAGGCTGAAGTTCTATAACTATACTTGTCAACTGTTTGAATATAGAATTCGTATCATAAATATGTTGGAGCTTTGTTAAAACTATATCTGCAATGTCCTGGAGAAGATAGTCATTTATCATTTTCTTTTTGAAAATATTTGATTTATCAATTTTGATTTCTTTAGGAAAATGCATTTTACAGGTGTAGTTAACGTTTTTATTAGAATCTATATATTTATATGAACATTTTTTGTTACATATTTTACCATTTTTTTGTAAACAAACACAATTGTGTTCATCAGACTCTAATGTATCAAAAACATCCCATAGATGAATTTTAAATGTACTCATATCTGTTTTATCTTCTGCAGACATTATACATAGGGCCAGATTTCTTATACCAATATCAATGCTTAAAATCATCTTTTGTTTTACTTATTAATATACAAGTAAATAAAAATAATAGAAGGGACGCGTATATTAAAATTTAGATGGTCTCTTAGGGTCGTGATAAAATAGTATATAAAAGTATACAACTGCAACAGCGACTAAAATATGAGCAATATTCCACATCTTTCTGAAATATTCACTCCACGTTGTAATCGTAGGCTTCTTAAGTTCAACTTCTGCGTCAACTATCGTAAACTCGTCCATCATATTTTCGCATTCTGTAATTTCTGTTTCCATTACTATTACTTGTTACCTGTTAAAAAAATATTTGAAAAATACTAAAAGTTTTAATTTAATCTTTATAAAAAACATTTTTATTTTTGTCTGCTTTGTATACAATGGTTTATTTTTATTATATTCAAAAACTAAAATATCATCATTAAAACTTACAGTTCTCACAAGTTCACTCATCCTATAATAACTAGAATTTTATTTATAGTTCTTTAACGAACATGTAGGGAAATCGATAGAGAATTGATTGCAGAAAGAGACTCAGGGATTTGTTGATCAACATTTGATTTCTCTGGCTTTCAATAATTTGTCTGCGATTTCATTGTAATTTGCTGGGTTGCTTATTAACCTTGGTTCAATTCTATTTCTAATCAACGCGTCTTTTAGGAGGTGAATATCATTATTGTAAAAACTCAAAAGTTTTGTTGGAGTCATGCTTGTACAAATGTTTTCAAAATTTTCAGAGTAGAACTGCTTGAACATAATATAACATAAAACAGCAATGCAGATGTACATAAATTCATTCGTCATTATCATTATTATAATTATAATAATAGAAGAAATTTATTTTATATAAATAATGTTAATAAGAAAATAAGATGACAAGCGTATCTGATGATCATTTTTGTTTTAAAAAAGTTACTGTATATGTTTTTATTTGTTTGTTAGCTTATTTTATGTATTTATATGAAAAAAAAAAATTAGAAACATCTACACAAACTTCAGATGCCTTAATAGCCACTGTTTTAAGTCAAGTCGTATCTGCTGCAGTTGCAATTGAAAGTTAAAGTTAGTTATAGTAGTTATAGTTATAGTTATAAGTATTAGATGTAGTATTATAATCATATAAATTCTCATAATTTTGAGCATTTAATGTTACCCACTTTATTGCTTTTATTATAAAGTCTATATCTTTTTCAGTATGAGTATAGTGAAGTGTTATGCGGATCCATCCGTAATCGTGTGGGACACCGTTGTCTTTTATTATGTAATCTTTTATTTTTGTATCATCTTCTTTTGTTAGATCAAGTAAGAAATCAGCAGCTATACCACTACAACTGGTGCCACCTCGACTGGATATACCAAATACGTCACTCAAGAGTTTTACTATTAAATTATAATGAAAAGGTTTGATTTGTATTGCAAATATTGGCAGACGGAGTTCATTACAAATAGGATTTAGTATAACTAATTTATCAACTCCAATTTCTTTTTGTAAACTCAACAATTTCTTTTGGAACGTCTTTGTCATTTCTAGTTCATGTCGAAAAATATCTTGTTCGAAAAGCATTTTTAATCTAAAAGTCAGACCTATTCTTACGATACCAGGAACATTTGGTGTCCCACTACTTTCTTTTACTTCAAGGTTATTACTGTAAACTGGCACAGTTGTATTTGATATAAAACGGACACTTCCTCCACCTGGACAAAATGGAATGCTATTGCAAATTAAATCTTTTCTAAAAACTAAAATACCAGGAGACCCAACTGCAAACATCTTGTGAGGGCTAATAAAAATTGCATCATAGTATATTCCCTTTTTAATGTTGTGATTAATATCAATTGGCATATATGGAAAGTTACACGCCATATCAACAAAAAATTTCCCACCATACTTGTGACACAATTCGGCTAATTTGTGAGTATTTTGAATGACACCTGTTATATTGCTAGCCGCTGTCACACTTACGAAAATCTTTTTATTTTGACGTTTTTGTTTTTTCAGTTGGTTTTCAAAGTACACCAAATCTATACGATGATCCTTATTTATTTTTAAAATAACAAGTTCACCCGCATTGTGATACCAAGGTAGAAAGTTAGAATTATGTTCCATTTGGGAAATCATCACACACGCTTCCTTTAAATTATCCTTTATTAGCGAAATCAAGTGATTTATAGCACCAGTAGCTCCATTTCCTGTAAATAATATTTTATTTTCTGTACAATCTCCGTTAATATTATCAATGATTAGACGCTTTGATTGTTCTACGTACTTTGCACTAAGCAGACCTGCAAATGAATTAGAATGTGTATTATGATAGTAAGGATAAACATATTTACATAAAAACTTTTCTATAAATTTCAGCGGGAAACCACTTGCTGTATAATCAGCGCATAAGAGCATTATTTTTTTATGAAAGGGTGTTTTGATATACACGAGTTTATTATATCGTTGTTTATCAATCCATTTGAAAGTATTTTCATTGACTTTAAAGTTAAAAAGTTCGGTTACATTTTCAAGTGTTATTATATCTTTCATATATTATAGTATATGAAAATGCGCATTTATAATTAATTTTTTATTTATTTTTATTATAAATGATTCAAGATGTTTTTTAGAAATTCTTAAACATACTCAACCCGTTGATTTACATAAATTATGTACACTAAATAAACAATTTTTATATTTTTGTAAAGATAATAAAACAACTATTTCTAAACACTTTTTAGATAAATATCAAGATGATTATAAAGACCCAACAAATTTTATTTATTAATATTTATTTCAAGATAAACACATTTCAATATAAACTACTGCAGTAACTTTCCCAATTCTATCTAAGGATATCTATTTGGATTTTTCTTTCTTCTTTGTTGCATAATATAATCAAAATTTCTGTAAAAATTTATACTATCTTGTTTCATAAAATCTTTATGCAAAGTATTGGCTAACTGTATATAATGTTTAAGAAATCCTGAATATGTTTTAAAAATATTGGGTTTTTTAATTTGAATAATATTTTTCATTATATGTTTTGCTACAGACTCTTCTTTGCACAAGTTATATATATTTTTACTTATACTACATATATTCATTAATTGTTTTTCATTTGTTGTTGTTAATAATATCTCTATTATTAATTCATTTGGTAAATCTTGGATCATTTATATTATATTTAGAAAAAAACTTTAATCATGTAATATCTAAATTCTTGTTAACTGCTGAGCGCAAGTTTTGTATATACTTTAAATATTCTTTTAATTCCAGATCATTCCTACCAAGATTGCTTCCCAAACAGACCAAAACACAATTTTCTCGTGTATATGGATTAAAACAATCCATACGCTCCATACTTGGCTTGAATAAGTATCTATTTTCCTTTGTAATTATCATCTTGATTCCAGTGTAAAAACATTTGCCATCTTGTTTATCAAATTGCTGTTGAATCCATTCTGGAGTAATATCTGTTTTTGTGTTCTTAGTTTTTAAATTATTGAAAATAGTTGTGATCCACGTCTTGTGTGGAATGACAACAAATTCGTGAATCTTATCGGGATTTCTCAAAAATTCTAAGAACAACTTGTATTCTTCCAAGGGTCTATCAGTTTTAGTTGAGTTACAAAATAAACAAGTAAGGACAGAATTCCCCATAATATGTCCTATTTTTGAATTTTTACGATCAATTGAAATTTGATCAAATGTTTTATTATTATTGTTTTCTAGACTCATAATATTTTCACAATAGTAGCATTTCCCGTTTTGTTTATGGTGTAAGAAAAATAAAAAATCCAAAGATAAATCATAGTTTCTTTTTCTTTTTTTGTCTTTTCCCTTGACACTAATTTGACATATAGACAAAGCATTTTGTAAATCCGTGTTACGTGAGCTACGTTTCAGGGAGATGTGATTTTCATTGTCTTTATGTAAAGAACAATACATTCTTTTGTCGTTTTTAAACCCAAAACTAGCCTGAAACCCACAACCTTCTACAATGCACACAGAATGTTTAAGATCAATATGTTCTTTCAATTTATGTTCTGAACAGTATTCAGGAATACAGTTTTCTTTACCAAAGCTTGATTGTTTACTACACCCTTCATATTTACATTGAGCTGAATGATGACTGACATCAACCCAATTATCCAATTTGTGTTTTGAACATCTAATCGCAACATTGTCTAAACTTGAAGCAAAACTCGGAATTAATTTACAGTTTTTGACTTCACAATATTTGTATCCAAAAGGAATATCTTCTTCTTTTTTATGTTTTAGACATCTAATTGCTTTTATTACTCCAAATGTTGGTCTTGTCATGCAGTCTTCATTTTCACACATTTTGTGTTTAACATCAAAAGCAGTATCTTCCTTACAACTCTTACACCACAATGGCTTTTTCTTTTGTATTCCATAAGTTGCTTGTTTTACATTACATTTTTCACACATTTTGTTCAATACATCTTTTTCTCCGTTTTGAATGTGTTTTTTGCAATACAATGGTTTGTTTTTTTCTATACCATAAATTGCAAATGTTTTACAACCTTCAAATTTACATTTGACACCCATCTTATAAGTTACTAAAAATTGATTCTTTAAGCATAAATTCAGTTATTTGTTAGTGCAATGCGTATTATATTTATTTTCTTAATGATTACTAATAGTAATTAAACATAATGAATGAATTTGAAAAATTGACTTTGAAAAAATTTAAAATGAAAGATATAGTCCCGAATGCTACTATACTTTTGCTCGGAAGACGCAGAAGTGGTAAGTCTTATTTAACAAGAGATATTTTTTATCATCATCGTGACATACCAAAGGGAATTATTTTTTCGGGAACTGAGGATGCCAATCCTTTTTTTGGAGATTTCTATCCAGATTGTTTTATTCATTCAGAGTACGATCCAGAACTCATAAGAACTGCACTAACTAGTCAAGGTAAAAAGGTTAGACAGGCTAGAAACGAAGGAAAAGGGGAGAATGGTTGTTTACCGGAAAACAGATTTTTTATAGTATTGGATGATATGTTGGCTGATGCAAATGCTTGGAAAAAAGAAAAAACGATCCAGGAAATCTTTTTCAATGGTAGACACTTTAACATTTTTTTTATTTTAACCATGCAGTATCCGTTAGGTATTCCACCAGCACTCCGTTCCAACATAGATTATGTATTTATATTTAATGAACCAAGCATTAAAAATAGGAAAAAAATTTACGACGACTATGCAGGTATGATTCCCACTTTCGATCACTTTCAAAACATATTAGACTCGTGTACACAAAATTTTGAATGTTTAGTAATAAAAACATCGGGGAGTAGCCCAGATATAAAGGACCAAATTTTCTGGTATAAAGCAATGCCTCACGATAATTTTAAAGTAGGTCATCATAAGTTGTGGGAATTTCATTCTATCAAGTATAATTCACAATTTAATCAAGAAAAAGAGAAAAATAAAGAAGAAATGGACAAATTACGACACAAGTATGGAAAGAGTAAAAAATTAAAAGTCATTGTGAATCGTCAAGGTGACGTAGTCGATTATAGGTCAACAGAAGAATCAGAATGAGTTTTCAAAATGAAATCCTCTAAAATTTGACCCTAAATGCTATTTTTGTTCTTCAAAAGATTGTATACCTTCCCTCCAACTTTAATTCTTCTCTTTGTTTCTGGATTTATTATATATTCATCATCAAGTTGTCTTTTAGAAGAATTATTCTCTATTATTCTAACATCCCTTCTACACATTGGGCATATATTTCCATTATTTCTAATATGATTTTCTAAACATTCTTTATGAAAATGATGTTTACATTCTAGACGATCTTCGTAGTTTAACGAATTCTCTGTATCAAAACAAATGTCACATTTAAATGTCAAGTTAATATATTCACCCAATTCAACCGGGTTTACTAAAATTTCTTTACTTTTGATATATCTGAAAATACGTTCGATTTGATGAATGATCGTTGTATAATCTATAAAAAACAAATCAATTTCAAAACATCTCGTTTCATAATATCCAGTTGGGTAATATAACTCGAGCCTAAAAAGATCATCAAAAATATCATCATCATTCTCTAATAAATAAGAATGAATATAGTCAGTAAAAATTTCAGGTTGAGTTGTATCAAAAAGATATCTAAATAAACAAGTTTTCCAACTTTGATGTAACACATAATCGGTATAAGTGTGATCATCTCTGCCACCGGGTTCAAAGGTATATGGGTTATTATCTAAAAACGACATGAAAGTTAATAAAACTGTTTCGATTCCCATACTACTCGTCCATTTCTCATTATCAGAAGGCCAAGTGTTCAAAATGGTACTACAACACTTTCCGTCTTCATACATGTTTGGATGAATTCTGACTCCATCATAATTTACGAATGTCACAACCGGTGGTGTGTGAGGATAATCGTCTGGAATATCAAAGTCCAATCGGATGAACTTATGTCTATATACTGACTCTTTTGGTGGCTTTATAATAGTATGAACTTTATTCAAATTAAAATCATTCAAGTAAATAAGATAGTCGTTGTCTAACAAATTTAGTTTATTTTGCTGAGCATACAACCTTTTTATTTCATTCAAAAGTCTTTTATTTGTTTGCATATCCTTTATGATAATATAAATAATTTTAAATATTAGATTATTACGAATATTTATTTTGTTTATTTATGTTATAAAGAAATGTATAGGCACAAAGAGCACTTGTCAAATTCAGATTATGATTCAATCAAGAAATATGCTATTAACCCAGCATTAACACCTTATGCATTGACTTCTGATTTAGCACCATTTGTAAAAACAAGCGATTTAGCACCTTATGCCAAAACAAGCGATTTAGCACCTTATGCCAAAACAAGCGATCTTAAAGCTTACCAACCGGTTGGAAATTACGTTACAGCTGACCAATTCTCAAAATTACAATTGACTGCAGGTCCCCAAGGTCCCCAAGGTCCTATGGGTCCTATGGGTCCAATTGGAAAGAATGGTCTAGATGGTAAACAAGGACCTCAAGGTTTAGTTGGGCCTGCTGGAAAAGATGGAGTTGATTACGCTAAAGCTGTGGACTTCACTTTAGGTGGCGGAGCTGCACCCGAGAGAGGTCAAGTTGGTAATGCTAGAGCTTTGGTTAGAGATGTAGGTTCTGCGTTGACTATTAACTACGCTGATGACTTTAGTGGTGGTGTAAATGTTAATGCTAAAGGTGGATTCAGAATTAATGGTGACCTTTATAACAATGGAGTGAAATTCTCTAAGAAATGGTCAGCGTTCCCCGATGGGGTACGTAATCAGTCCGAAATTTCTAATGATACAGATGGTTTTAAACAATTGATGATTGTTGGTAATAAATCTGGTGGTGGTGAACGTAGAGTTGGTGTATGGGATACTCTCAATGTTAACGGAACCCTTAATGTAACTGGACAAGCAAATTTAGTAAATGTAAACGCAAGTAATGCAGTACATTCAGATGTTTGGTGTAATAAGGCAAACACTGATTGTGTCAAGTTCAGCGACATTGTAAGAAAAGACAAGCAATTCCACATCAGAAATCTCGGAGACAATGGTTGGTTAGATGGTGGTCAGTCAAATAGAGTTCCAAAAAAAGATCCTAATAATAATTGGGGCAAGTTCCAATTTGACTCTTAAATTTTCGTTTAAAAAAATTGAATTTAATAAAGTAATAATTAAATTCAACAACTTAACAGAATGGTTAAACAAACGATTGAAGAAAAATATCAAAAACTTACGCAAAGAGAACATGTTCTTTTACGAACTGGAATGTACATTGGTGATGTTAAAAAAACAAATGAAGAACTATGGGTTATGGGCGATGAAATGAAGATGATTAAAAAGTTTGTTGAGTATTCTCCAGGATTTATGAAGATATTTGACGAAATTTTGTCAAATGCTACAGACCACGCAATCAGAGATCCAACTGTATCTATGATAAAGGTTGACTTCGATACAGATTCTGGCGAAATTAGTATTTGGAATAATGGCGAGGGTATACCTGTCATATTACACAAAGAACACCAAATTTACGTACCCGAGCTTATCTTTGGTAATTTATTATCCGGAAGTAATTACGATGATACAGAACAAAGAACTGTAATTGGGACTAATGGTTTGGGGGGGAAATTAACAAACATTTTCTCGAAAACGTTTACAGTAGAAACAGTTGACTCTGAAAACAAAAAGAAATTCGTTCAAGACTTTTCAGATAATATGGAAAACAAAAGCAAACCCAAGATTACAAGTAATTCGGGAAAAAGTTATACAAAAATAACTTTCTTACCTGACTACCAGAGATTCAGCATGAAATGTCTTGAAAAAGATACTTGTCTACTTATCAATAAAAGAGTTTATGATTGTATTGCTTGCACGAGGAATAACATTCAAATTTACTTGAACGGAGAAAAGCTCAAAGGCAAGTCATTTTCAGATTACACAAAATATTTTTTTGAAGATTCTAAAGTTATATCAGAATCAAGTATTCAAACAACAAAACGCAATGGAAAAGAGACTGAATTTGTTTGGGAATATGCAGTCATTCCTTATGATAATTTCGAACAAGTGTCTTTTGTAAATGGTAATGCAACTAATCAAGGAGGTAATCACGTTAATTATATATTGAATCAGATTGTAAGTAAACTCAAGGAAATGTTGGAAACGAAAAAGAAATTAAAAGATGTAAAACCAAGTTTCATTAAGGATCGATTATTCTTCTTCTTGAAAGCCACTGTAGTAAATCCTGCATTCAACAGTCAAACCAAGGAACAGCTGACGACTCAATATAAAGATTTTGGATGTAAGGTCGAAGTAAGCGAAGCCTTTATCAATAAAATCTATAAAAGCAGTATCATTGAAGAAATTGTAGAATTTTGTAAACTAAAAGAATCTGCAAAACTTAGTAAAGAAACTGACGGTCGTAAAGTCAACAAGATATACGTACCAAAGTTAGAAGACGCTCTTTGGGCTGGTACTAATAAATCCAAAGAATGTACCTTGATCTTAACAGAAGGATTATCGGCAATGACATTTGCAATGTGGGGGCGCGGAGTTGTTGGCCCTGAAAAGTACGGTGTTTTCCCTCTTAAGGGTAAAATCTTAAATGTTAGAGATGCAACAATCAGTCAACTTATTGGAAATGAGGAAATTAATAATATAAAACAGATTATCGGACTGAAACAAGATCGTGTATACAAAGATACAAATGACCTTCGTTATGGAAGAATTATGATTCTTACTGATGCTGATTCTGTAGTTGGCGATACACCATTATTACTTAAAGACCATGAAAATAATGTTATGGTTTCAACCATAGAAAGACTAACATCAAGCTTTATAAAAGATGAAAAAAACAAGAAAGAATACGGTCATAGTGATTTTGAAATTTGGACTGAGAAAGGATGGACTAAAATAAAATCTGTTATGAGACATAAAGTTTCAAAGAATATTTATAGAGTATTAACACATACTGGCATAGTAGATGTTACAGAAGACCATTCGTTATTAAATGAAAACAAAGTAGAGATAGCCCCTAAAGATTGTAGAATCGGAGATAAGTTATTACATAGTTTTCCACTTTTGAAGGAAAACAAAGTTAATATACCAGATGATTTAGAAGACATACATGTTCGTGATTTATGGAAACTGGCAAGTAAGTGCAAAATTCCGTATTATCAAACCTATAAAAAGATAGAACTAATTAAACAATTAAATATGATAAAAAATCTACCGATGATAGAACTTAATAATTATAACTATATAAACGACAGTGAAGCATATGTTATGGGGTTATTTTGGGCTGATGGAACTAGCGGAATTTATAACTGGGAATATAATTATAAACCAAGAAATCGTCCAAATGAATATACATATAATAGAACAACTTATAGTTGGTCAATATCAAACAACAATAAAGTATTTTTGGAAAAAGCACAAAAAATATTAGAAAACATATATAATCTAGAATTCAAAATAATAGAATGTACTACTAAGGAAATACATGAATCGTACAAGTTGATTATAAACGGAGGAATAAAAACAAAAGATATTGTTGAAAAGTATACAGATTTGTTTTATTACAAAAACTCACATAAATATAAAAGCGGAAATAAATACATTCCAAAAGAGATTTTAAATGCTTCAAAGATAATAAGAGAACAGTTTTTGACTGGATATTATAACGGTGATGGATATGGTCA